AATAAAATCCGAGATGAGTTAGACATTCAGCTTGAAGCTGAAAAGCAAGCTGGCATCGACATTAGTGAAATAACGGGTGAGACATTAGGGGACATTCCTCAAGAGGTAATAACCGAGATGGGAAGGCGTTGGGATGCGGGCGAAATGCCATTCTTCGGTGACATCATAGAGCGAACTGGTGAGGCGCGAGGGTATTTCCCAAGATTTGTGGCAGAAGGATTTGAAGGAATTGACGGTCAACCAAGAGATGCAGTTAGTCGGTCGTTTGGCAATAGATCGTTTGAAAAAGAACGTAAGGCTGGATTTGCTGAGGGCGCTGAGTACCAAAGGCAGATGTGGGAAGTCGCTGAAGGACGTGGTCGTAACCAAGGTGGGGTGGAAGACATCACATGGCAAGATGTTGAGGTTGGGAGCAACGAATATAATCGCAGAATAGCCAATGCTGCCCGCTTCTATATGGCACCCCGCCAAGCATTATCATTGCGGTTCAAGTCAGGCATGGATCGGATTAATGCTCAATGGTTTAAGGATGAATTGGCTGGTGGTATACAAGGCGTAGGTGGTGAAACCGTACTCCAGCGTCTCGAGCTTAATCCTGAATGGGGGCAGGCTCGAAGGAACTACATTGACTCTCGTGACAAGGTTAGCCGTATTAAGAAGACGCTATTTGAGGGCGCTCGGTACGCACGGTTCGTTAAGAATCTTTCTGAAGTTAAGGAGTCCACACTCAGGGCTGCTCACTCACGGTTAAATGGTGTATTAAATAGCCAGACTGACCAGATGATAAATCTCCATGCGCAACTGGATCAGCTTCGCAGGGACTTCACAACTCTTAGTAGGCAGCGCGGTAAATCCCGTAAGGAGTTTAGGGGAGAGTCTACAAGGCGGGTTAAGGATGGTCCTCCACGGATGGTGGATGGTCAACTAAAGCAAGTATACAAGACTGTTAAGGTAGCGCGTCCTAACGCTCTCCGTATGAAGCTGATCAAAAACGCAATCAGGAACTTAGAAGGTTATTTAGACGGAAAAAACAATAACTACCAGAAAATACGCGAGAATCCTAAGAAGGCCATGGAAGCGCTTGAGGAAGCTAACAAGCAAGTAAACTTAGGTATCAACCAGATGTCTAATAACTTGAAGCGCTTTCCAGCACGGGCATCCGAATTAATAGAAGGATCTGAGCCGCCACGAACACGTGCCCACCAGCTATCTGAACAGGCTAACAAGATACAGCGCGAGCAACTCGCTTCTGACCAGAGCATGAGCGAAAGTCTAGGCGAGTTGTTTAGGGAGTTGAAGCGCATAGACGACTTCAAGGGACTTCGCTTTGCAAGAACGGACGTAGATGCTCTCGATGCTGAATTGGCTACCGCGAGAAGTGAATTAAAGGTAGCAAGGCAGCAATATGAGAACGCCCTTGAGCAAGCAAAAGCACCCAACTCAGCAACAACTAAAACGACAAACATCTATCCCAGATGGCGAGGGTGGTTTCATAGAGGAATCGTTCTTGGTAAGCAATCAGACAGGACAGATAAACAACTTTGCATTCTCTGGTCGTACATTTGAAAAGGGATTCGCGGATGAAATAAATAAATACCTTGAAATGTCTGACAGGAATGGGTTAGGCGCAGTAGTTAGGAACTTCAATAACTTTGCCAGACCTCTCATGGCGACACTCGACCTATCAGCTATTGGTATTCAGGGATTACTAGCTATAGGTATGGACCCTATACGGTCGGCACAGATGATTGCGTATTCGTCACGAGCAATGTTTAATCCTGCGTTCTATGACAGGTTCATAGTAGACAACTACACATTGATTGATGACTTCATTAAAGGTGGGGGTTATTGGGCACCTCTCGATGACGCGGGTGAGTTCATGTTCAAGGGTGGTGTAGCGAAAGTACCAGCATTCGGTAAGCTGGCTCAATTTTCTAACCACCACTTCAGCCGTACTGGTAACTTGTTGCGGCTGCAAATGTATAAAAATGCTATGCAGAACACAGGCGCTCTGACAAAGCTCGGCCTGAAGGGGCAGATGAAAGACAAGGACATTCGCACACGTGAGGACATGATCCAGTCAATCAATGAGGCAACAGGATTTAAGGCTGGAGTCCCGTCTGAGCTTGGTACGGCGCTATTCTTTGCTCCGCGTTACTTTGGTTCGCAGCTCAGTCTGTTGAAGAAAGCTGCATACAAGGACGGCCCTGATGGTGCATACGCAAGAGACATGATTGCCCGCACCTTAGCTACGATGTCGCTTGCGACGTGGTTCTTTAACACTATGCAGGATGAGGAGACTGATTGGAGTCCAATTAGATACGACATGGAAGGTAATCCACATTGGGATTCTAACTTCATGCGCATTAAGCATGGCGGACAGGACATTTCATTGTTCGGTTCATGGGATTCATTACTAGCATTACTAGGAACTACTGTTACTGAAGGCCCTGTCAGCTCGGCTACACGGCTAGGAAGAACGAAAGCGTCTCCTGCGATGGCTCGGATGTTCGACATTATTACAGGGGAAACATTTACTGGTGACCGTGTAGAGCTAATGAGTGATGACCCACGTGTATTGGGTATGGCATTCTGGAACCTGCTTAAGCAGCAAGCTCCATTCACTGTACAGGACATGCTAGGTGACGTAGCGCAAGGCCCAGATTTCCAGCTCACTGACGTAGGGACGTGGACTCGACCGAGTGCGTTAGGGTTGGCATCNAACGTAACTGGTATTAAGGCTGCCCCGCAGACTCCGTATGAGCGTAGAGATGTCAGATCTCAGGAAATATGGGGTCGTAATTGGGAGGAATTAACTCCATCAGAAAAGACAGATGTCAGGAATAAGTACCCAGAAATAATGGAAGCGATTGACCACCGCAATCAGTTGCTTGCAGATCGTGGAGACATAGACGCGACCTTACGTGTCAACGCTACAAAGGCTGAAGCATCGGCGATTGCTGAGGCAAGGGAGCTGGCTCTTGGTGTTGAAAGTGGGAATATCCCACGTGAAGAATTTGCTAGCAGGTTTAGAGATATCAAGCATGATCTCGCAGTAACTAAGCAAGCTATGTTTGATGCTGCTGGAACCAAGTTCGTAGACTCAGAAGACCCTGTACTACGTGCGGTGGGGGAATACTACGACATCATCAACGATCCTGCGATGATGATTGGTGGCAGGCGAGACTGGAACAGGATTGATGATCGTTTAGATTCGCTAAAGCTAAAGCTCGCGCCTGAAAATAGAAAAAGATTTGATGAATTCTTCGCTCTAAATTATGGTCAGTGGCCTGAAGAAATACATACATTTATGGAGATGGACCACGCCATTAATGAGAGCGCTTACTGGGATCTGAAGGAAGAATCGTTTAATGGACGTACAAAGTACATAGATAAGATTGTTGCAGATGCAGGCATAGAGCCAATCACTAACTACGACGAGCTTATTCGGGCGATTAATACAGCCACAACTCGTGCATTAAGCAACAGGCTGGACGTACAGTTAAAAATCATAGATCGTAAGACAGGTAAAGCGCGCGAAAAGCTCAGAAGAAATGACCCAGATCTCGACATCGCTCTCTTTATTACACGTGGTTACAAGCCAGTTACATTACAAGGACGCTTAGTGCAAAGGTCGAAACGGCGATTTTAGTTTGACTAATGCGCATAAGCACTTATAAACTTATGGCACAGATGTTCTAAGGAGGAACAATGACGCAAGAAGTAGATGCTCAAGTCGAGTGGACTACGGAAGCTGATCTCGCTGAAGATACCGATGCGCAAATGGCTCTTAGCGAAGATGTAGTGGAAGAAGTACAGAGCGACCCAGACCCATCCGCACTCATAAGCACGTTACAGCAGCAGCTAGACCAACTGAAGAAAGATTTTGCTGACAGTAAACATGTCACAAACCGCGCAACCAGTTCTCTAGACCGACTCAACAACAGGCTCGATGAGTTTGCCACCAAATCAGATCTCGAAACAGCTCAACAATCTATTGCTGGAATCCGCAGTTTGATGGACATAGGATTATCCGATGTCATGTCAGATGAGGGGAAAGTGCAACTTGCTGAACAACGGCAAGAAGATACCTACTCTCGTGCGCTCAATGATGCAAAGAATGATTTGAGGCAAGAACTGAATGGTGCATCCCCTGACACTGTGGCTGGTCAAGTCACTGATGATCAACTAAATGATGCCGAACGCAGGGCCGCTGAAGCCTCGAGTCGCGTCTATGGTTATGCGGAAGCGAAGGGGATTGCCGCAGATGAGGTCGCCAAGATGCCTATATGGGATCAAAAAGGCCGTACCTTAGAAGAAGCAATCACTAATGCAAAGGAGTACATAGATTCTATGTCAGGTAATTCCGAATCAAATCTAGCGCAACGAAAAGAAGCAGCAGCAGGTTCTCCCGAACGTGCAACAACTAGTAGTTCAGTGTTGACCATTGATAAAATGAAAAACATGTCACCACAAGAGCTAATGAAGATTCCTAAAGAGGTTCGACAAAAAGCTCTCCGAGGTGGCTAACTATTAGCTAGGAGACAATCATGTCTGTTGACAGATTTATTCCTTCGTTATGGGCGGCTACTCTACTTGAGAATTTAAATGACGCGCACGTTGCTGTTAACTTATGTAACAGGAACTACGAAGGGGACATCTCTCAGATGGGTGATACAGTTCGTATTACTTCCATCGGGCGAGTAACAATCTCCAACTACACCAAGAACAGTACGTCAATTACTCCTGAGACTCTCGACGATTCTCAGCAGGTGTTGACCGTTGACCAAGCAAAATACTTTGCTTTTGAGGTCGACGATATTGATGCACGGCAGGTCAGAGATGACGGTGCGTTGATGGATGTCGCTATGCGCGATGCTGCTTGGGGTCTTGGAGACGCTGCTGACACTTCGGTGTTATCAGCTATGCAAGCACAGGGAGATACAGGTAACGCTCTTGGAGCATTAACCATTGGTACAGGTAACGTAGATGCCTATGAGAACATTGTGGATTTGGCTGTAAAGCTCGATGAAAACAATGTTCCAAGGTCAGGTCGCTGGTGCATTATTCCACCGTGGTATCACGGCTGGTTGCAGAAAAACGCCAACTTCGTATCCTACGGTACAAGTGCGAACCGTGAAGACCTAGAGAACGGAATCATCGGTGCTGCTGCTGGTATGAGGATTGTTGTGTCTAACAACCTTCCTTCTGTTAGTACAGGACGAAACTACGTTATCGCTGGTCACTCGGACGGTGTTACCTATGCAGAGCAAATCAACAGTGTTGAGGGCTACCGACCTGAGTCGAGCTTCTCTGAC